AACACCACCAGCAAAATCAACAGAAGCTAAGTTTCCATATACAAAGATTGGTTTATTATCAGTGTCATATCCTAAGAACTGTTGTACCTCTTCATTTTGAATAAATGGTATATTATTACCAGAACCTAAGTTTAATGTTTGAGCTGCAGCGAATGTATTTTCAATGCCGTCAATGATCTCATAGCCAGTATTAAACTTCTCACCAGAGTATTCGAACGTTTCACAGTGTAATTCGTATACGAAGATGTTAGCTAATTGATAGAAAGCAGCTTCGTGTTCAACGAACTTGATTTCCATAAACGTACCTGACAAAGGTATGTATAGTAGATCACCTTCGTTTGGACGACCACCGATCATGGTAGTATTTTCTCGACCGATGAAGTTTTCCCATCTTCTGCGTGATACAACAAATGATGCTTGGTCTCGAATCTCTAAACCAAACTTAGACATGATTGTACCTTCACCAGTATATCCGCCTTCATCGATATACATTTCAATGAAGTAAGCTTGATTGAATTCAGATGCTATAGCATCATTCATTACGCTGTCTAAGTTCTTAAGGTTTCTAGGGATATAGTAAATATCCTGTCCATAGATCCTTAAGGACTCTTCGATCATATCCTCATAAAGTCTTTGTTCGGATAAGACCCCGGGATTAAAGTACACATTGGTTGGCATTTAATTATCCACAGAAAAAGTCAACTGGTAATTCGTGCGTATTGCGTAGTTCTTCCTCTAATAATCTAATATCATTCTCAGCGTCATCGATATATTGACGTGCGTTAATTGTAACTCCACCTGGTAATTGCATACCGTCGAACTTAGCTAAGTTTGCACCCCATTGAAATTGAATCAATGCAGTAGCATATCTCTTTAACCAGAAGTCATTCCAAATCTCATCACTCGTCACTCTTCCGTATGCTTCAACCATGATGTATTGTCCAGGTTGAATCTTCTCACTCCACTTAGTTTCAATATACAATCTATTTCCATGTCTTTGATATTGTACTGTTTGAACACCGTTCAATAGAGAATCTAGTGTTGAGAGATACTGCTGCATCTCAACAAAGTATTGCATTGAGTCTGCTCTATATAATGCATAGAAGTCATTTAAATACATCTGATACTTCATATTAAACATGTTCATACCTGACCATGCAGAAGTCAATGGTAATATGCGAGTGACAGATATTACATCATCACTTAACTCCAAATAACCATTAGCTATATTAATATTAGTAACTAGGTGCGGGATATAAACTCTTCGTTGTGCGTCGTAGTGATAATCATAGTATTTTTGAAGTGCTTCGTCAATACGATCGTCTAATTGATCTTCGTCGATATTTACTTCAAGCACCGGCTGACCCAATGCTCTAAGACAATATTCTTTTAATTCTGCTCTATTGGTTGGGGTTGCCATTTAATATCTCTTATTTTTTTAGGATAGAACGAACCATCCATGCGGTTTTCTTATGAGCAGCTAAGCGATCAGCTGCATAGTTTGAAATTTGGTGCTCATTAACCTCTTCAGCTGCATCGTATAATTGTTGATAAAGCGTTAACATAGTTTGAGTATCAGCTAAAAGCTTTTCAAACATTTCAGTTGCTGATGGGAAACCTTCTTCATCTTTAATCAAGCTTTGTTGAGCATAGACTGATAAAGAACCTGGAGCTTTTTCGCCCAATTGTCTAATAAACTCTGCAAGAACATCTGATTGATCAAACAAATCTTCATATACTGTGGCAAAGAATGCGTGGTAATCGCTGAAGTTTGGGCCCTCTACGTTCCAATGGAACATGTGGGTTTTTAGGTAAAGAGCAAAGTTAGACGTTAGGACTTTGCGGAGTTGTTCAACTAGCTTATTCATGGGGAAATTTCCTTGTGTTCGATATATAGCTAATTCTATTTATAAAAAAATGGGGATCATTAAGATCCCCATTAAAACATAAACAGGTTATTTGTTAGAAATTATACTTGCCTGATAAAAATACTCCTCGTGCAGGAACATCTACTGATGAACCTAAAACACGGCCTCCGTTATCAAATGCATTAACTAAAGTAACGGTATAGTCTAATTTTTTATAGCTATCAGTATAACCTATATTAAACACGCTATAACCACCATTATGACCATATACACGAACATCTGCTAAATCATCAGTAGATAGTCGATTTTGTTTAGTCTGTCCCATATACTCAATCCACGCTTTATCATAGTTTACTTTTGCATAAGCTATGAATGGAGTCGTTTTATTGGTGGGTTGAGTTACTCCGGTTGGAGGATTGCTTTCACCATAAGCATACTCTAACCGCGTATCAATCCCCCACTTACTATTCATGACAGATTTATTTTTATAACCAAATGTGCTACCATATACATCTATGGTTCCGCCGTTATATGGTTGATACACATAAGGACTTGTGCTAACAGTCCTAGTTTGAATGGCATCACTTAGATGCTTTTTATAAACATCAAAGTATAACCCATTTGTTTTATAACCTAAACGAAATGTATCAGCGTATTCTTCCTTTAAACCAGAATTAGCTAACTGTTCACCTCTGCCTGAAGTAATTGATTGTCTTAAACTAAAATAAGAAGGAGTATTAGTACTTCTATCATACGATGCAAAATATCCGTTCTTACCAACAATCAATGAACCTTCTGGATTATCAAAGCGAGTATTTCCTGCTTTAACCTCTTTGTAACCAACTGAAGCAATAACATCTAACGGTCCAACATCACCATACCAACGAACGCCTTGTTTATACGTTCCCCAAGTATCCTTATCAACCTTAATAGGATTTGAAGAACTAACAGCAACGCCGTTATCATACATGATTTGTTCTAGATTGTTTGTAGAATATAAACTGAATCCATTTTTTAAGAAGTATTCACCATTAATCGAATATGAATCAACGTTTGAATGAATTGGTTTTGTACCATCAGTGATCTTTTCTTCAAAGTTTTGATACGCTGCAGCAAGCTTAAAATTATTGAATCTTGCTTCATGTTTCAATAATGTATAATCTTGTGAATCCCACGTGTAGATGGACGGAGCTTGATATCCAGTAGAGCGATATCCTCCATTCCATTTATCAGTACGATTTAGATCACCACTATGTGTCATCATAAATGTAGTCTTTTGAGTATCTGACCAATCTGCTTGAAACATAGCGGCTTGTTGGTTATATGAAGAGTTTGGAATTCTACCATCAGCAGTTTTCACGTTGCCAAAATCTATATTGCTTAAAGCAAAACCAAACTTACCTTCTTTATAAGAAGCAGTTTCAGTAAACCCTAAAGAACTATTATATGATGCACCTACATGACTTGGTGCAATACCTAGATTGCGGTTGATAGTACCACCAATATTACCACCATCAGAAACAGAAATTTGTTGTACAAAAGAATCTGGAATCCAACTATAATATTGATTAGGTCCTGTACGGAATAAGCTATTACTAAACTTAATTCCGTCAACTGTCTGTGCTACTTGATTACCAGTAAATGCACCAATGTATGGGCTTTTTAATCCTGGAGCAGTTTCCTGGATATGCGCCGATTGATTGTATACTTCTGGTCTTTCTTGTCTTTGAACTTGATAGTTAGTATAACCTGTTGTGGTTACAATAACTGGTGCTAATTGCAGAAGATCTTCTTTGTTATTTTCTGCATGAGAAATTGCCGCAGTCATACCAACAACTGCGGCAATAAATGCCTTTTTCATCTTTATTTCCCTGTTGTTTGTTAAAGAACGGTCGGTCTATCCCAACCGTTCGCAATGCTATTTTATAAGATAAATGTTACTATGCCTGCTGTAGTTAATAGTAATAGTCCCCAAGTTCCTAAAGCTTTATAGTATATTCCGAGTGGAGTATTAAAATACTTGTGACCCACCATCACACACTTATGAGTAGGACTTAATAGGTAACCACAAAAATCTACTGCAAAAAACCATAAGAAATACTCAATACCAAATACTTGAGCCATTAATACGGCGATCGCTATAAACTTTCCGCTACTACCCATTAAGAAACTAATTACAAAGCCAATTATAGAAATAAGTAACATTCCAGTGAATACTTCAGGATTGAGTACACTAGATTTAATTATCTCTTGAAATTGACCGTCATATGTCTTCAGCCAGTTTCCTAGCATGATGACAATACCAACTATTATTAGCACATCCCATCGAATGTAATTTAACAACTTCTTAAAATTCCATTCTTGGGTTATTAACATATAATATAAAGTCAAGAAACCAAAACATCCAACCATCCACGCTGAATTATAGATGTACATACCAATAGCTATAAACATCGGTATGACATTTCGTAATACGGCAGAAAGCTTAAAGTTTCCTGGAGCAATTGTAATTTGTTCTTCATGAACCTGATACCAAATATACCAAGTGATGAAAGCCAAACTAACAATCAACAACGGCGCAACCATTCCCAACCAAGCGGTATAAGTTAGACCAAATGCGGCGATAGGTAAGATAACTGTTTTTTCTAGCGGACTCCAAAAATAATAATGGTGTGTCGCTAGATAATCAACAATCCCCAACTTTTCTCGACCATGACCTTCCTTAGGTGCTACGGTATCTAATAAACCAGCAGATACAGTAACTCTACCTTCGATAGGGAGAATACCTCCGATTGCGCTTAGGAGTACAACAACAAACTTGTTACTTCTGAAAGTGTTTCTTACATATGCAAAAGCTGGGACAAAAAGGTTATGCTCTTTTGCTAATCCAGCAGTGATCATGATGAAGAATATCATCCAGAGGTATGATATGTTCTTTAATAGAACATCAAATACAAAGTCCATGATTTACCTCTTAAACTACGTTTTTAATTATAACCATCACGCTAATCCAAGTCCAAAGACTATTGAATGCAACTAAGGTAGGTAATAGTTTCTTATTGCTTGCCCAAATCAATGTAAGA